ACCTGAAAAAATTCTAATAATTGCCAACAAACTTGATACATCAATGGAGATGGCAAATAAGATTAGATCCTTTGTTGATCAATGGCCTGGTTGGGTTGGTGCTGGATTTGCGGCAGAAAAAAACTCACAAAGACATTACAAATTAACTAATGGATCTGAGGTTAAGGCGGTTGCAACATCAAAAGATGCACTTCGTGGATTTACCCCTACAATTCTTGTATTTGATGAGGCGGCGTTTATCGAGGCCGATAGTGATTTCTGGGCGGCTTGTATGGCATCCCTATCTACGGGTGGTAAGGTAATTGTAGTTTCTACACCAAACGGATACGATCAAATTTATTATGAAATATACGATCAGTCATTAAAAGGAATGAATAACTTTAAAATCTCTGAAATGTATTGGTATAGAGATCCAAGATACGCGAAAGATCTTTATTTGGTCCCAACTGACGATCTAATTCATTATTTACTTAATATCGATGATTTTGACACCTCAAAGAATATATCTTTTGCACATGTAGACCCATATAGTAGAGATTATCAAGAATTACAACATTTCTTTAATCAAGGATACAAACCATGTTCATCTTGGTATGAAAAAATGGTTAAAAAACTTAAATATGATAAAAGAAAAATTAACCAAGAGTTAAATTGTGAATTTTTAGGTTCAGGTGACAACGTATTTGATAATAAACAATTAGAAGATATTAAAAATAATTTTTTACAAGACCCACCATCTAAATTAATGGGTAATTCTCTTTGGATATGGAAAGAACCTATTGAGGGTCATAAATACATTATGGGTGTCGATGTTTCTCGTGGTGATAGTGAAGACTTTTCGTCAATTCAAATTATAGATTTTGATGAAAGAGAACAAGTATTGGAATATGTTGGAAAAATACCACCCGATACTTTGGCGGAAGTTGCTTATAAGTGGGGGTTGATGTATAATGCGTTTGTTGTTGTCGATATAACTGGAGGTATGGGAATCACAACGGTTAGAAAAATGCAAGAACTTGGTTATAAAAGTTTATATGTTGATGGTGTTGATGCATTTAATCCGTGGGCAACAAACAAAAGTTCTGTAGAAAAAATACCAGGGTTAAACTTTAACAACAAAAGAGTTCAAATTATTGCGGCTTTTGAGGAGGCCGTTAGACACAAATTTAAATTAAAAAGTGTTCGTTTATATAACGAAATGAATACTTTTGTATATATTAATGGAAGACCTGATCATCAAAAAGGACAACATGACGATTTGATTATGGGAATTTCTATGGCAATCTATATTGCCGAAGCATCTTTTTCAAAGTTGGAAAAAGCAACCGAACAAGCGAAATCTATGATTGACTCTTGGGCTGTAGTTAATAACGAATCTGTGGGAAAAGAAGCACACTTTAATCCTACAATTCCTAATGATAATATGTTAAGGGAAAGGGCAGGATTACAAAATAACGGTCCAACCAAAAATGATTATCAAACATATGGTTGGTTATTTGGAGGTTTAATGAGGTAAAAATGGGTTTAGATTTTAGAAAAAGGTCAGGAAGAATTGCAAATGGGTCAAGATTAATTGTCGATGGTCAGCCAACCACTGGACAAAAAGTTTTTTCTCCGACATTCAAATATAAAGTTTCTGCACCAACAGATAATGAATTGTATGAGCAGATTTTACCATTTTTAACCCAAACTCCAACTCCAACACCAACTCCAAGTATTACCCCATCAAATACACCAACTAACACACCTACTCCGACTACAACACCAACTAATACACCTACACAAACACCAACTAATACACCTACACAAACACCAACTAATACCCCAACTAATACCCCAACAAATACACCTACACCAACACCGAGCCCAAATTACGACGCTTATCTACCGGTTGAAGTTGCGGTTCAAGCCCCTCAAACATCCATGCAATGTGCTGTTTGGTATGCTTATCAAGTAGGTCCTTATAACCCAACTCAACCATTCCCATTAGGATTAACGTGGATCAAATTAGGAAATACTCAAACAATACAACAATGTAGCACTTATACATCTTTTGGTCAAATTGGTTTATTCACAGGACAATCTGTATATATACAAATTAGAAATTCAGGAAATTCTGTAGTATTCCAAAATACATCATTGTCAAACGGGTCTGATCCTTGTAGTGTGCCTGCAACACCATACTTTACATTCTCTTATTCTTATGGTGGGCCAGGACCTATAGTTTACCCAACTAAAATTAGAATTGACTATCCACTTGTCACCGCGCCTAAACCTTGATATTAAAAAAACTATTGAAATATTTATTTCTATAGTTAAATTATTAATATGGAAAATAATAATCAAAATCTGACGGTTTGGCAAAGGTTATCCAAGACATTTGGACCCGATTCAACATTAGGTCAAGGACAACCAGATTACAAGTTAGACAAAAAAGAACTTTTAAAAACTCAAGACAAGGCCGAATACGAAAGGGCCAAGTTACAAAATCAACAATCGTTATATCTTAGCACCAATTGGGCTAAAGTTGAGAATAATCTATATACACAAGCGGTTTATTATGAACCAACAAGATTAGCCGCGTTTTATGATTATGAATCTATGGAATATACTCCTGAGATCTCAACGGCTTTGGACATCTACGCTGAGGAATCAACAACTCCTGATGCCAATGGTTATATATTACAAGTTTATTCAGAGTCAAAAAGAATCAAAAGTATTTTAGTTGATTTATTTGTTAATGTATTAGATATTAACACCAACTTACCAATGTGGATTAGAAACATGTGTAAGTATGGTGATAATTTTGTTTATTTAAAATTAGACCACGAAAAAGGAGTTACTGGTTGTTTACAACTACCAAATATTGAAATCGAAAGACTTGAAAGGGGTGTTGACTCTCGAACTTATAGTGCGACTATCAACATCAATAGAAAGGCTTTAAAGTTTGCATGGAAAGCAAGAGATGCTGAATTCAACACTTGGGAGGTTGCGCACTTTAGATTATTAGGTGACGATAGAAAACTTCCTTATGGAACATCAATGTTAGAAAAAGCTCGTCGTATTTGGAAACAATTAGTATTGGCAGAAGATGCGATGTTAATTTATAGAACATCAAGAGCTCCTGAAAGAAGGGTATTTAAAGTATTTGTTGGGAACATGGACGATAAAGATGTTGAAGCTTACGTTCAAAGAGTTGCCAACAAATTCAAAAGAGATCAAGTTGTTGATAGAAAAACAGGGAATGTTGATTTAAGATTTAATCAAATGGCCGTGGATCAAGATTACTTTATTCCTGTTCGTGATGCAACACAGGGGAGTCCTATTGATACTTTACCTGGTGGAACAAATTTATCTGAAATTGCAGACATTGAATATATTCAAAAGAAACTTGTTACAGCACTTCGTATTCCTAAAGCATATTTAGGATTTGAAGAACCTGTTGGTGATGGTAAAAACTTATCATTATTGGATATTCGTTTTGCAAGAACAATTAATAGAATTCAAAAATCAGCATTGGCTGAGTTAAATAAAATTGCAATTATTCACTTATTTTTAATGGGGTTTGAAGACGAGTTATCAAACTTTACTTTACAACTTACAAATCCTTCTAAACAAGCAGATCTTTTAATGATTGATGTTTGGAAAGAAAAAGTGACTCTGTATAAAGATATGGTCGGTGAAATTGCCAAATCAATTCAACCAACGTCTGCGACATGGGCCAAAAAACATATCTTTGGTTTCTCAGATGATGAGATTAAACTAGAACTTCAACAAATCAGAATGGAAAGAGCAGTTTCTGCTGAGTTAGATAATACCGCAACAATTATTACAAGCACAGGAATATTTAACACCGTAGATAAGTTATATAAACCGGTATCAGGATCTACCGCAGGGGCACCGGCAGAAGGAGGAGCACCGGCAGAAGGAGGAGCACCGCCACCTCCAGGACCTGAAGCGGGTGGAGCGCCACCAATTCCTGAATCTTCAGATAGAAAAGAAAAAAATAAATTAATATTAGAATCATTAAATGATGATTTTGACGAAGATGAATTTTTGGACTTTCAAAAAGTTAATGGATCTTTAGGGTTAATGGAAGATGAGTTAAATAAACTTCTTGGTGACTAATATTTATTAACATGAGTAAATTAGAAAAACTACCACAAAAAAATTTGAAGTTTATTCTAAAAAGAATGAATGAAGGTATAGATACTAGGGATTTGTTTTCACATACAAATCAAAGAGTAATAAAACAAATTTTTGATGATATTGGAATGAATATTAATGATAAAGATAAGGAATTTGTTTTTGCACTTTATAAAGATAACCCAAATTATTTAACTGAAGAAATTAAAATACCTGAGTTACACGAATATGAAATAGTAACAAAAAGATATGCTACAATTAGTGTTAGAGAATATTGGAAAAATACATATGAAAGTTATTTTAATGATGAAGACGATGTTTCAGATTTTCAATCATGGTTTGGTGGTGCTGATTGGTGGGATGGTGAAATGATTGACCGAGATGAATATAATGAAGAAACTGATGAAACGGAAATAGATGAAATAAACAAACTTAGTTGATATTTATTATAAAACAAAAAAAATGAAAGTCGGAGAATTAAAATCAAAAATAGAAAATCAACTAGTTGAGTCATACAAAAAAAATTCATTTAAAGAAAATATTTTTATTTTTGAAGAATTGGTTTTGAAAAATAAAAATATCTCAAAACTTTTTTTCTTATATGATGAGTTGTCAAATAAAAAAGGACTTTCAGAAAATGTTGCAAACGAATTCATACATGAGTCAATCATGGCTTACGAAAATTTGATCAACAAAGTTAACCCATTACATTTAAGAGAATTAAATGCTTGGGCTGGTCATCAAAAATGTGAAAATAATTATGAAAAAATTGATAATTTATTTTCCACAAGTGTCTTGACTCTTGAAAACAAAATTAAAAGTAAAAAAATGATTTTAGAGGGATTAACTCAAAAAGAAAATAAAACTGATGAGGTGATAAAAGTTCCATTAAAATCTATGGTTTCTGTGGCAAACAAAACAATATCTAAATTTATTTCTTCTCTAACAGAATCTGAAAGAAAAGAATTAAAAGTAATTTTAAATACCCCAAAAGAAACTTTGGTTGAGAACTATAACTCTCAAAAAGAAGACGTTATTTCAAAATTGGAAGATCAAAAAAATAACGAAACCGATTCTGAAACAATCTCAACTATAAATCAAGTGTTAACAAGATTGCAAACAGAATCATTTTCAGAACTGAATTATTATAAGTTAAAACAACTTAACGAAGGACTTTAATTCTTTTTGGATTTTACTTTTTGAACGTAAGCCGCCTTTTTGTTTTCTTCTCTTTTTATTACTGAAGGTTTAACAAATTCTTTTCTTTGAAACAAAACACTATTTTGTTTTGTTTTAATAACTTTTCCTTTAAGGTCTTTTAACGCCTTTTCAATATTACCTTTTTTTACTTCTACAATTAACATAAGTTTTTTTAGTTTGTTGATATAAATATAATAATTTATTACAATTGTTTAAAAATAAACATTTCGAGTATGAAAAAAATCTATGAAAAAAGGAAAAACTATCAAATTGAGCGGTTACAGAACGTTCAAATCACACTATGGAACAATTGATTCCACTAATCTAAAATCAATTTTTATAAACATTCAAAGTTGGGTTGAACCAAAAGAAGACGTTGAAAATTGGAATCGAGTTGTTTTAAATATGACAAGATCAATAAAACACACAATTTTAGAAAACATAAACAAAGAAGTTTTTGACACAAAATTTATCGTAGATTTAGACTTAAGAACAAGTGGAATACAACTTCAAAAAAAATCCTTTATGAATTTAGAAATAAATTTATTCGTTTTAGAACCGATGGATTTTAAATCACCAAAATTAAAAAAATACGTCAAGTCCCTAATTAAAGAAGTATATGGTGACGTAATGAATAAAAACAAATACTTCAAATTCTACCTTACAAAAAAAGGAAATATCAAACCCGTCAAAAAAGAAACCGAAACTAATTAGTATTTATAAAGAAAATATTAAATGGACAATTTAAAAATATTAGGACCAAGAGATTCAGGTCGTGGAATTCTTGTTGAGTATGATGCGGGTTATATCGATCCGAATGAAAGAAGAAACTTATCTATGATAAGGGAGAATCGTGATATGTTAGATCATTCAAAACCTTTTGAGTTTTATGCCGTATTACAAAAATATAACACCCCAAATAGAAACGGAAGAATCTACCCTGAAAAGATTTTAAAAAGAGAAGCCGAGAATTATAAAAAGATGATTCAAAAAGGAACCGCTCTTTCAGAACTAAACCACCCTGAGTCTTCTCTAATAGACTTAGATAGAGTATCACACGCCATTACTGATATATGGTGGGAAGGTCCTGTATTATTGGGTAAATTAAAATTACTTACAAGTCCAGGTTTTCACGAAAGAGGTATTGTATCGACAAAAGGAGATTTAGCAGCAAACTATCTTCGTCAGGGAGTTACTTTGGGTATTTCTTCTCGTGGTGTAGGGTCTCTTAAAAAAGTTGGTGAACAAAACGAAGTTCAGGATGATTTTGAATTAATTTGTTTTGACCTTGTGTCATCTCCATCTACACCAGGAGCTTATTTGTTTAGTGAACCTGATCAAAGATTTCAGTTTGAAGAAAATCTTGAGGAGGAGAAAAAAATAAATGCTGAACGACATGTTGGTGAATCTGGTTATAAATCACTTGACTTAATGAAAAGATTATCCGATTATTTGGATAAATAACAAAATTATGGATGAGAAGTATTTTATAGCAAGAATCACAACTGATATGGTTGATGAGAACACAGGAAAAGTGAAAAAAATGAAAGAAGAGAAATTGGTAAAAGGTTATTCACCTACCGATGTTGAGGCGAAAGTAACAAAAGTTTACGAAAATTATTCTATGGATTGGAGAATTACGGCTATCGTTGAATCTAAAATCGATGAGGTAATCGAAGGATAAAACTTCTAAGAATAAAATTTTAAAAGGGGAAAGACAATAGTTTTTCCCTTTTTTTTGTGCCATAATATCTAAAAAATGAATTTTTTTTATTTGTTGTGATATTTATTAGAAAAATATTTTATAAAAAGTATGGCAAATAACAAAAATGTAGTAGAAGATGCTCTTTTTCAAATTAGAAATTTGGAAGAAACTCTACAAGAAAATGCAAAAGGAATACTTCAGTCTACAATGACAGAAGAAATCAGACAATTAGTAAAAGAATCTCTGAAAGAACAAGAAGATGAGGTTGAGAATGATGAAGTCGATGTTGACGATCAAGACATGATGGCGGATGATCAAATGGCTATGGATGATGATGATGACGCAGCAGTAGCTGATGATGATTTCGCAGATGATGATTTTTCTGATGAAGATGATTCTGACGATGACGAAACAATCGACATGACAGGTGCTTCAGATGAAGAAGTTTTAAAGGTATTTAAAGCTATGGGTGATGATGATGGAATTATCGTTAAAAAAGAGGGAGGAAATATCCACCTTCAAGATGGTGACGACGAATACATGATCCAATTAGGAGAATCTGAAGAAAAAGAAGGAACAATTTACGAAATCGAAATGGACGTACAAGAAGAAGATGGAATTTCTGAATTCAATTGGGGTGGTGCCGCAATGGGTGCTATCAAAGGTGGTTTTGGTCTTGACGAAGAAGAAACTGTCTACGAAATTGAATTAGATGAGATGGGTGACATGATGGGAATGGGATCTAAAAAAGATAATTTTTATGAAGAATTTGATTCTATGGAAGAAGGTATGGACATGTATACTGATTCTATGGAAGAAGGTATGGACATGTATACTGATTCTATGGAAGAAGGTATGGACATGTATACTGATTCTATGGAAGAAGGTATGGACATGTATACTGATTCTTTAGAAGAAGACCTTTATGAATCAATTAAAAAATCAAGGAAAAAATCAAGGAAACCAAAAGGTGTTGGAATGGGTAAAGGTCCTAGATTTAGTTACGATAAAAAACCTAACATGGGTGGAGGTTTCAATGAAAAAAGAAAAGAAGCTTTTGGAAAAGGAACTAAAGCAATGGGAACAGGTAAAGCAAGATTCGAATACAAAGAAGGTGAAAACATGAAAGGGCAAATGTCTAAAGTTAAAAAAGCTGAAACAAAAGAAGCTTCAAGAACTTTGGGTAATGGATCTAAAGATGGAAGTAGAGGTCTAAGAAAGGCGAGAACAAACAATAGAAATATGAGTTTCAACCCTTTCAAACTTCACGAAACTGAATCTAATGGAGAAATAAACTTATTAAGAGAAAAAAATGAAGAATACAGAAAAGCTCTTGATGTGTTTAGAACAAAATTAAATGAAGTCGCAGTTTTTAATTCCAATTTAGCATACGCTACTCGTTTATTCACTGAACATTCGACAACAAAACAAGAAAAAATAAATATTCTTAAAAGATTTGATAATGTTGAATCTTTAAAAGAATCAAAAAATCTATACAGAACAATTAAAAATGAATTGAATTCGGGTTCTGCATCAGAAACTAAACTTAATGAATCAATTGAAAGAACTGTAAATAGAACTGTTGAAACAGGTTCATCAGTTAACTTGATTGAATCGAAAACTTACGAAAATCCACAATTCTTAAGAATGAAGGATTTGATGAGTAAAATATAAATAAACAATAAACATAAATAATAAAAACCAAAAAAAATGGGAGCATTATTAGAATCAGGTCTTGTTGGTAACATCGGTTTGAAACACCTTAAAGTTATCAAAGAAGACACAATTAACAAATGGGACAAATTAGGCTTTTTGGATGGTCTAAGAGGTCACTTAAAAGAAAACGTAGCACAGTTATATGAAAACCAAGCTTCTTTCTTGATCAACGAAGCAACTGCTGATGGAACTTCTAACGGAGCATTCGAAACAGTTGTTTTCCCAATCGTAAGAAGAGTTTTCTCTAAATTGTTGGCTAACGACATCGTATCAGTACAAGCTATGAACTTACCAATCGGTAAATTGTTCTACTTCGTGCCAAGAATCCAAGGTTATTCAAACTCAGGATCAGTTGCTAACTTCCCTAACAACCCAACAGGTGGTGATCATTACGCACCTATCGGTTCTCCTGAAGCTGTTAATTCAGGAAATGATAATCCTAACCAAGGTTATCCAGGTGGACCAGGTTATCCTTATAGAAAAGATCTTTACGATTTATTCTATGAAGGAAATGAAGCAAGTTTAGATCCTCCAGGATTATTTGACTACTCTAAAGGTAGATGGACTGCTGTTACTGCAACTACAACAACACAAGTATGGTCCGCAGGAACTTTAGTTGATGCTAATGTTCCAGCAGGTAACACAAGAAAAGTTATTATCAAACTTTGTGGTTTTGCTAACGCAGGTGCTGGTAAACTTATCGGTCCTGATGGTAATGAAATGGATACTGAATCATTCCTTTCAGATCTTAAAATCTACGGTGGTGCTGGTTTATCGGCATCTACTACACCATGTGATGTAATTCAAAATGCATCAGGTCAATACTTACCATTGTTATTTAGAGTTGTAACTCAAATATATGGTAAAGGTATCGTTCAATACGGTTCAAACGCTTCAACTACTTTCGGTAGCACATTCCCAGCAAATGGAACAAACACTGGTAACGGTGGTAACTACAATGACATTTGTGATGAGAATGGATGTATCTACTTAGAGGTTGATTTATCTTGTCCTGTATGTGCTGACTGTAACTCAACATCTTTAGATGGTTACACAGGAACAACTGTTTTCACAGGAATTTCTACAACTTCATTCACCGCATGGTATAGAAGATATGCTAACCTTGAGTTTGAAGATCAAATTGGTGAGGTTTCTTTCGATTTAGAATCTGTAACAGTTTCTGTAACTGAAAGAAAACTAAGAGCACAATGGTCTCCTGAATTAGCTCAAGACGTTGCTGCATTCCACAACATCGATGCTGAAGCTGAATTGACAGCATTATTGTCAGAGCAAGTTGCAGCTGAGATCGACCGTGAAATTTTACGTGACTTACGTAAAGGTGCAGCTTGGAACTTACGTTGGGACTACAACGGATGGAGAAGAATTAACGCTACTACATCTTACACTCAAAAAGACTGGAACCAAACTTTGATTACAGCAATCAACCAATTGTCGGCACAAATCCACAAATCTACTTTGAGAGGTGGTGCTAACTGGATCGTTGTATCTTCTGAGGTTTCTGCAATCTTTGATGACTTAGAATACTTCCACGTATCTAACGCAGCTCCAGATCAAGATCAATACAACATGGGTATTGAAAGAGTTGGAACATTATCAGGTCGTTACCAAGTTTATCGTGATCCTTACTTCCCACCAAACCAAGTTTTGATTGGACACAAAGGAACTTCATTGTTAGACACAGGTTACATTTACGCACCGTATGTTCCTCTACAATTAACACCTACAATGTATAACCCATTCAACTTTACGCCAATCAAAGGTATTATGACCAGATACGCGAAGAAGATGGTGAATAACAGATTTTACGGAAGAATTACCGTAGATGGTGTTAGAACATTCGACTTAAGAGAATTGAGATAATCAAAATCTTAAAAATAACATTAAAGGGACAAGAAATTGTCCCTTTTTTTATTTAAGTAAAGTTCTAATTGCTTTTGAAATGATTTCAGTTTCACCGATTGTAAAAGATCCTTTTCTATGTGCGGACTTCACAGATTCAACTAAATAATATAAGGCGTGTTCATTATCCATAGTGGACAATATAAGTTCTAAATGTTCTTCAGATAATAAATCTATTGTCCCAAAAAGATTTCCGTATTTTTCTTGTTCCATAACAGAAATATAAGATATTTATAATTATAATCAAATGAATAAGTTAGATCAAATAATTAAAAAAGTAATAAAGGAAGCAACTGGTGATAGTAGTGGTGGTAGAGGAAGTTACTCACCACCGATGCAACCTGGTCTTAGATATTGGGAAGATCCATCTTTGGGTCCTTTTACTGATGCGGTGTCAGACTTTAAAAGTCCTTTAGTTCAGTATGATAGTTATGATGAAAAATTCGATCTTAGAAGAAACCAAATTATTAAATTAGAAAAAAACGCAGCTAAAATACAAGATTTTATCAAACATCACCCCTACTCAACATTTTCAGATGATGATGGTAATCCTGTAAATCCATACATGCAAGATGGATTTAACCCAAATGTAAAAGAAAAATTATCACCATTCACACAAAAAGTCCCATTTAATGAGTGGATAGAATTGTCTGATGATAATTTATTAAATGAGACTAGCACTACAGTTACCGCAGGTTTATACAACGCACCTTTAGAAATTGGTATTTATAAATGGAAAAATGAATTAGACCCTTTTACCGATTCTGTTGATTCATTTTATAATAGAACAATTAAAAAAAACACTCTTAAAAATAATATAAAAAGAACAGTTGGTGTTTGGGAAAAAGATAAAAATGGATCGTATAAAAGAGATATAGATTACCCTAATACAATTAATGAAGATTTGGCAGTGTGGTTTGGGACAAAGAAGAAGCCTAAAGGATCTTCTCAACCAAAAGGACCGTGGGTAAACATTTGTCGTAAAGTCGACGGAAAACACCCCCCTTGTGGTAGAACGGATACAAGTAAAGGTGCTTATCCAAAATGTCGAGCGGCTGGTGTGGCATCTAAAATGAGTGATTCACAAAAAAGATCTGCTTGTCAACAAAAAAGAAGAGCCGAAAAGAAAGATACTCAAACAGGTAAAGGTCAAAAACCCATTATGACTTCATACAAACCAAGAAAAAAATAATTACTTATTATTTTCGATGTGTTGATTTATCTTAGATAACAAAGTATCCAATGAATTTTTGATATTTGATTTAACCATTACTTCGGTATTTGTTCGTCTTTTTTCGGTTTCCGTGTCGTATAAATAAATAACTCTTTCATGATCTCTTTTTGACAAAACAACATCATAATGAAATACATGATTTGTAATTTCAACTTTATTCCAATTAATAATGATAAAGAGATTGAGATCTTCATTGATTACATATCTTTTATCAGATAGGGGTGCGATCATGAAATCTGAAGTTGGGTGTGATATGACTTTAACACAGATTTTAAATGCGGTTTTTTCGTGTAAATCTACTTCTTCATGAGTAACCATATTGTTTCTCATTCTTTTAGCCATTTTAACCTTAAATCTTTTGTAGAATCTTTTAAATAATTTATTCATGGGTTTATTTATTATTGTTCTACAAACATAGTAAATAAATTTCCTTAAAACAAATATGAAATTAAAAAATTAACAATAAGGTGGGGAACATTTTTTCTTCCCGTCTAATCCTTTGATTTTACCTTTACATACTTGGACAGCGTGGCCATTACTATAAGCTGAGGGATACACGTCATATTTTGCCTTAGCAGATGCCTTACCTCTAGCACAAAGTTTTGTTCCTGTTTTTTTTCTACCTTCCATCATCATGTCATCAGAATGGTCTTCACCCTCCACTTCATTCATTATAAAATCAAAAACTTGATCCATATTGTTTTTTGCTTCACTAATATGATCTTGAGCCCAATCATGTCCATTTTCTAATATTTCTTCAATCATTGATTGATCCATATCTAATAATAAATCACATTGTCTTTTCATTTGTTCTAAATTTGAAAAAAACATATATCTTGAAGATTTTTCTTCGTGAGTTTCTCTAATAACTTTTCTAATGATTAAGTTTAAATTTTTCATATATTAATTGTTTAAACCATTTGGTCCTCCTAATTGAACCGCATTTAATTGTGTCACAGCATTTCCATTATTGTTTGTCCAAACAGGGTGTGGGAATTGTAATTCAATAGGGTCTCCGTCACAATTTCTTGTGCAAAGAGTATATGCAGTATTTGCAGATAAAGGAATAAACTCATTACAGTCATAACAAGAATCAAATAAAGTTCCTATATTATATACTGGTCCAGGAAGTAATGGGGATCCACCAACGAATGTTGCACAATATGTAGTTCCTGTTAAACTTACAGAATAAGTTTCACCTGTTGTTGGTGTTAATGCTCCGGTATCTACTTTAATGTAAACCCCAGACTGAAAACACAATTCAAATTTTTCTAGTGCCATAATATTTTATTTTATAAATATCTCTTTATTCTGATTTAACATTTACAATAAAGAAATTAATTTGTTGTTTATAAACATTTATTTGACCTGATGTTGTTACTTTAATATCCACAAAGTATTCATTTGGTATTTTATCTCTTGTATCAAACATGAAATAATATTCATTTGGAGTTCTATTCAAAGTAGTCCAATCTTGAACAACAACCTCAGTTGTCCCCTCTTTAACATACACTCTATACTGACCATCCACATTCGGAAGTTGTTTATTAGTAGTATATGCTTGTTTAATAATAACCCCAACTTTTCTAATATCTGTATTTAATATTCTTTCATTTTGTTTTAACCCATAGTAAGAAAACCCGTATTGTGATGGATCGTTTGTGTTTGTTCCAATTTGAATTGATTTTTTAAATGGATATAATACAAATTCATTAACTTGATTTGGTAAATTAAATCCATTTAATTCAATATTGGACCAAGTATCTGTAAATGTGCAAGGTGTTTGATAACCGATTAATGGGGGTAATGTAACCTCATAAACTCCTCTTGTTCTTAAACATGTTGTAAGATTTTGAAGTCCTTGAATTGGATTTCCTTGTGAGTCAGAAATTGAAACTAAAGGATTTTGATCTAAATTAATAAAATCACCATCTTCATAAACATATAGATATAGTTTATTTGATCTCCCCATCGAAAAATTATTTCTATCATCTTCGATTAAATCATTGTATGTTGTTAGAAGATATGGTTCATAGAATGTTTGAGTATGTCTAGTGAAAAACCCAACCGAATATGTTCCTGTTGTTCCTGATAAATTTTCAACTTGAGGTAAATAAGCGATTCCCCATCCTCTTGGGTTTTGAATAGCACCACTTAAAACATCGTTAATTTCTGAAGTCATATCAAACTCAATATCTTCATTACCAAATTCAAAGTGTTGTATATCAACAATTGTGATAGATGAAAATGGAACTAATCCACCATTTGTATTATCATATATTCCGGCTTGTTGCCAATCATTAATGGTTGTTCTTTCAAACCAATTTGATGGTCTATCAGAATATGCCCTGTTCGGACCTAATGTTTCAGGTATATCATAAAAATCATACCCAACTCCTTCGTCCCAAGTTTGAGGAAGTGCCGGATCAAAATTAACAGGAGGTATTCTAAAAAGTATTAAATCAAATGAAGTTGCTCTCATACTACCGTCAGGCATTGAGGTATTTAATAGTTCATTATTAAATGATGAGGTATTTGTCATCTTTAATGTATGAGTCATTTCACTATTTAAACAATTTGTGGAAATTATACCTTGAGCAATTTTTTCTCTTAATGAAGTTAAATCTAAATCAAAGATAAAACGTGAATAACCAACAGGGTTTACTAAACCACCGTCGCCATAGTAAAGTTGCATAACAGGATTTCTTCCTGTGTTAACATAACTATTATATACTATCGTGTTGTTTCTACTAAAGTAGGAGTTATGAATTGACATTTAGTTTTTCTTTATAAATATCAATTAATTCGAATATTTTGATTTAATATTGAATTATCTGCGTCTTGTAGAATTTTGTTAATTTCATCTAACTTGGTTCCGTCAGTTCCTATTGGAATTGGGGCTTCGTTTATATTGTGAACATGTGATCCTAAAAATTTAACAATTAACGTAAGAAGTTTCATAAGTTCGTCACCTCTAACCATAGGATCTGTATTGGGTAATATCTGATCCGTAAAATATGGTTGGTCAATTCCGTATAAAGTTTCTTTAGGTTGAAGATTGATTTTGTTTCTTGCTGGAATATCGGTTTTGTGTGATAATAAATAAACAAAATCTCCACCCAAAGTCCCATAAGAAACAGGATCTGGAGTATAAGATGATTGACGTAAAGTTTCGTTTTGTAATGTTAATTGTTGACCAACAACGTTTTTTGCCCAAACTAATACACTACCAAATTGTTTATCTGATGGTAATAATTTAATTTTGGTGAAGAAACTATTAACCATATTATATGCGGAATTAGAACTTGATGCGTGTTTGTCAATATTATCTTTTGTGGGTCTGAAATAAAAAGGAAATTGTTTTTCTAATCTTTGGTCATTAGCTTCGGGAAATTGTGGATATCCATCGACATTAATTTTACCTTGATTAACCCCATTGATAAATTGGTTAACAATTTTGATACCTTGATCTAAAGTTTTACCTGTAAAATCTAAAACATATTCAGGACCACTTTTAAATGATTCTAAAGGTGTGGTCATATCGATTTCGGTAGTTTTAGTTTCATCTTTAGGTAATAGTGAATACAATTTAATACTACCATTATATACTGTGGTTGCGGTAACACCTCCTCCACTTGTAAAACCAGTTAAATTAAATTCATCAGTAACTTCCCACTCAACCAATTTTTTAACTAATTGAGGTAAATTAGAGAAAAATCTTCTTTTAATTGGGTCTAATTCTTTTTTCTGTAAGTCAAATAATGAAACTTGTAAAAATCCTCTGTTTTGTCTTGGTGTTGGTAAATTAAAACCTGAAGTTTGTGGTTGAATGTTTTTACCTGATCTAACCAATACAGTATCTCTTTTAACCACAACATCTGATGTACCTCTACCAATTAAAGCGTTATCACCTGGTTGAGGGTATATCCCATATGTTTCGGCTTTATTTTCGAACGGAAATAGAGGGTCTTTTATATTGTTGGCTTCTTTTAAAAAAGTCCCACTTGCCAACATTGACTCTGAATTTCTCCAATATTCAAAACTATTATTTTGTGGTCTTGTAATTGGTCCTTGAATATAAAATTTTGAATTATCAATTACTTGAGAACTGTTATAATAAAAAATGTGAATATATTCATCAACTTTTGGAACTTGACTTATATAGTAAGGTAAAAGAGGTAGATAAATTAAAGGGTCTCTTTCTGTCCATATATCCTTTTCTTCGTTCCAATCAATAGGTAATAAAGCAGATTCCAATTCCTCAATTGGAATTGCACGAATTCTCCCTAACATCAGTGGATCTTGATTGTTTATAACATACCCTTGTTGTATTAATCTTTCGTCATTCATCTTGTTTGAGTTCTTTCAGAATATTCTTTGTATAATAAATTATAAGTGTTTTCTAATTTATCTAAATGATGTGTTAATTTTAATATAGAGTCTTTTGTTATTTTAAAATCTTCTTGAATAAAGTCCATTGCCAATTGTAGATCTTTATTTGAACTATCCTTGTGATTTTTAATAATCTCAAGAATTTCTTGAGATTTAATTTTCTTATCGGTTATGTTAAATGAATTTTCCATATGCATCTGTTGGTATTGTTATTCCTGCTGGAGTTATGGTTATTGGCCCAATCCCAATTGCGACTTTTCCATTTTCGTCCATTTCTTGTGCATTACCATCAATCATTGCTTTTATTGATGCCAAAAATTTATTTGGGCTACCATCCGGCATAGGTCCCGTTGGGACTCCAATCTCTTCTAAATTTTCAATTGTATTTAAAAAAGACCTTGTTGGTGAATATCCGTCTAATAATTTGGCGGATAATAAAAGTGGAAGTGGTAACTCCCCACCACTTTCTGCCAATTTATCTAATCTTTTTTTAACGCCAATATTCAATAATTGTAGTAGTTCATCTAAAACGCTTTTACACTCTCTAAAATCTTTTACAATTTGTGTTAAGACAGGAATTATGGCAACTATTGATAAGATCATTCTGTATTTCTTTTTTGTTTTTTCATCCGCAATATCCTTTAAAAGTAATGCAACTAAAATTTTAATTTCCTTTTTTAACTCTTCAAACACCGCTTTGGTAAAGATTGCAGCAACTTTAGTTAAAAGTTCGTTGAAAAAGTTTTTAAATCTTTTTAAAAAATCTTCTAAATTAGATATTTGATCAAATATTGGTTGATTTACCATACCGGCAACTACCATTATGGGTAACACAGTTTTAGGTGACAATACAGTATTTACAATTGCTTTAATAAATTGTTGAAAAAACCCTGAATCTAAAGATAGTTTGAAGGCCGGATCTTCATCAATGACAGGATATATAATACCTAAAGCGTCATTTATTTCATTAACATCAGAAGTATCTTCATTAAATTGTAAATTGTCTAAAGCGGTTAAAACGGCATCTAAATTCATTTGGATTTTTACATTATCACATTCCTCAAATTCAATTACACCTAATTTAATGTCTGAAGTAATTTGATCAATTATTCTTAAATCAACATCGTTAAATTCATAAAACGATTCATCAACATTATCAACTTCAGAAACTTTTGATGTCCCTCCGACATTTATTTCTTTATTAGAATCCGAACATAGACCTAATATTCTTTGCATTATTATTAAAGATTTTTGAATTGATGAAAGTTTTAATTTACCATCACCTCTACCGAAAGAAATTGCTCCTGTAACAAAATTAACTAAATTGGTAAAAAATGTTTTATAATCTAATATGTCAATAGTGCTATAATAGTCGTTCAAAAACTCATCTACCAATGGAATATTTTGTCTAGGTTTCAAGTCTATTTTAAAGAAATTACCTTGAATTGTTTGGTTATTTATATCAACATAACTCTCAACATAAGATATATCAAATAAATTTTGTGACGATGTGCCTAAGTAATCGTTTCCCGCAATAGAGGAGTAAGTTTGATTCAAATTTTGAGTTCGGTCATAAAGCTCCCTATTCATCGAATAGGGAAATTGGTTAAAAGTGGTTGCGCTAACTTCATAATAAAGTTTACCAATTCTATCTATAGGTGACGATTCAAAAATTCCAAAAAGATCCACAGATTTTACAGGTATATAATAAGTTGTGTTAAATTGATATCCTTGTAAATTACTACATGCAAGAGATTTTTGAACCTCTTCTATTATAAGATTTTTTATTTCAGGTTTTGATTTTTTTAAAGAATTTACAAAAATTCTTTTTATTACGGTGTCAGTTTCTAAACCTGACCCCTTTAGCTCTTTAAGTTGTTTAATTAACTCATCTAAAAAAGTTTTGGCAACAACCGTATGTTTTTTTCTAAATTTAACAAAATCATCAAGTTGATTTGATAAAAATTTGTTTGAGGTTTCTTGTGAATTTCCAGCCTTTTTCTTAAGATTTTCATAATCTTTTTTATATTCTTTATATTTTTTATAAACTTTGGTTTTATTTGCCGCCTTTTTTAAATCTTCATTGATATCAACTGCCATAATATATTATTTTTTCATTTTATATGAACCATCACTACTAATGTCTTTTTTTAATAAATTTTGAAATGTTTCGTCATCTAAATCCAAGTCTGAAAGTGTGAAATCTTCTTCTTTTTCTGTATTTTTTTGCCACATAGTGGATTGTAGTTTAGATAATGTTAATTTTTTCTCAACACAATCGTTAATAATTTTTTGTTGCTTTTCAATGACAGGACCAATAAGAGTCATATCTTCAGGTTCTTTCATCATCGTCAACATTTTATTTTGGATTCTAATTGCCGTATTTCTTTGTTCAACAAGTTCGTTATAGATTTCTTGCATCAAAGACAACATGGATTCTTTGGATAAGTTAATTTCTTTTTTTGGTGGTCTTGGCATAATATATAAATATTAGTTTTTAAGTAATTCTTGAACTAACTCAAAATACAACTTTTTATATTTTTTAATTGAATTTCTTATTTCTTTAGTTGATAAATTAGTCATCTCCCTAAGTTCAAATAAAATAATATTTTTGTTAAATTTGTTATTATTTGTGTCAGGAAATATAGTTCCATAATTCTCAAACAAATCACATATTGCAGATCCTAATTTATGTTCTTGTTCATTACATTCACTATCATCAAGATCTTGTTTTAGTTTTTCTAAAAACTTTTTAATCACATATTCAGAACTCAAATCGTCATTATCAATTACGTATGACATTTCAGTTCTATTAGTAAGATCTGAAGAAATATCTTCATAAGAAATCTTTCTGTTCATTTCCTTTTGGTCTTTCATAATCTGACCCATAAGGTAATTTTTACAAATAGTCCCTAAGTATGAATACGCTTTCTTTTCTTTTGAAGGTTTAAATTTTTCAATCTTCGTCATCAAAAACGAATGAGTGTCGATATGTATTTCTTCATAATCCATATCTTTTCTATATAATTTATATCTTCTAATGATAGAAGATATCATCTTATCTAAAGGATCTTTTAAAAACTCATTATATATTTTGTTACGTTCTTCAAAAGTTTCGGCCGTAAGAAAGTTTCTCACGGCCTCTTCTTCTCTTACATCAAAATAATTGTTAGTTGTTGGTTTACGTCCTTTCTTTTTCTTTTCTACTGATATTTCGTTACCATTTACTAACATTAAATTTCTTGGGGTTCGTAATTTATATCCCTTTCATTTGTGAAGAAATATTCTTTTTTCGCCGAGTCAATCCAAAATTTCGCTTCATCTTGTGTGATTCTATTGTCACCATTTTTGTAATTCCAAAAAATAGATCCTTCTCTCAAATTCATATGTTTGTATCCAATTCTAGGAATGGTCATAATTCTTGCTGAGTTGTGGGTCAAACGTAAAAACAATTCATATCCAAAAGTAAGTTTTAAATTAGATTTGAATCCTCCTACTTCTAAAAATTTTTCTTTTTTGAAAACCATACCTGATGTTTGGAAGTTTTGAAAGGTTTGTAAAGTTTCATTTGTTAAAATACCCATTTCACTTGAAATATTCTGTGCAAATGTTGCTTCATTTGTAAATCCTGCAAATACTAATTTATCATCAATGTCAACAACAATTGGAAGAAATGCATCAACATTTTTATACAAGTCCATATATTTAACCGCATTTTTAAACCAAACATTTGAATACTCATCATCAAATTCTAAAATTGAACACCAATTAGAGTTTGCGATTGATACCCCGTGATTAACTTGTTTTCCAAAATTTGGTTCTTCAGACCAACTTTCTAAAACTACATTTAAATCACCAAAGTCATATGAAGTTAAATGTGATGTTAAATAATCTTCAGATCCATGAACAATGATTAACTCACTAACATAATCTTTTTGATTTTTAACTGATTGAATAGCCTTGTCAAAAAAATCCACAAAACTAATTGCTTTTCCTGATTTGATTGGTAATATTACCGATACTTTATTTTCTGTGTTCATAATTAAATTGTTTCAAATTTTGATAGTTGATCTTCAAATGAAGTGATTCTTTTTTCAAAAATGTCACCAAATAAACTTAAAGTTTCATTTTCAAATTTTTCTTTGTTACTGATAGATTCAATGGTTACATCCATTCTTTCGAACAATTCGGGATTTAAATTATCCTCTAACCAATTTTGGATAAAGTCAGACAAAACATCTACAATGATTGTTTTGTTGTTAACCCAAAGTCCATTATCTTCATTCATCCAAGAAGGAACGATATCAGGAACTAAACCTAATACAGGAATTCCCATTTTCATCGATTCTAATGGGAAAGTCCCAAATGAACTTGTTTGGTCAATCCAAACAGAAATAAAACTATCTTTCATCGCTTCGGCAAATTCATTTTCACTTAAACCTCTAAGGTCTCTAAATGTAATCCATCTATATTGTGGAAACTTCACATAAAAACTTTTAATAAGGTTTGCGGTGTCTCTTTGATCTCTTGTATGGATATTGATAATAGTTTTTGGTGGGTATTCATTCTTTTTAAAAACATCAGAGATATAAGGGGCTACAACATCTACAGTAACGTTTCTCATTACAGATTGTATCAATTCTTTTTGTTTTTCAGAAGTTGTAATACATTTGTAGAATCCTAATTGTGTCCAAGATTGGCCAGGTTGTAAAGTTTCAAATACATGATCAAAAGCTTGACTTAAAACAATTTTACCACATGGTAATTTAGTGATTTGATCCATAACAAATCCGTAAATTTCAGGAATAATAATTAAATCATCAGGTGAAATTTCTAAACTTGTTCCTTCGATTGCACGATGGTCTAACTCAGTCATATATTCTTCACCTAACCATGATGATACTCCAAAGTATTCAGGTTTTTCATGTAAAATAATGGCGTTATATCCATTTCTTTTTAATGTTAATGCCATTTGGTAAATGTATCTAACAGATGCCTTGGCGTTTCCTTTTGTGTCTTGAACCATAAAATAAATTCTTGAAAGTTTTTCTTTCATTCTATTTATGGACAGTTCTAATTTTTCGTGATTGTCGTTGTTCATATCTTATTATATTTTGTTTATTATGTTTTTTACTCTTAAACTATTAAAAGAAATTTTAAATGGTATTGTTAGTTCACTATTATTAGGTCCTAACTTTTCATCAACGGGTTCAATTTCAGTTAAGATGGTATCAACCATCATTTTAACCATTTCATACTTAACTAAATGGATTTGAGATTCTCCTGAAGAACTTGTCATTTCCACTTCTTTTTCAACTTTATCCAAATCGATGTAGTAATTTTCACCAAAAAGACTAAACAGCATTATGTTTTAAATTTTTAATTATTTCTTGAAACTCAGAAAGTGAAGATATTTCGAGTTCTGAAGAAATATGTTTATTGTATGTGGTATTATATTTTACAACAATTTTATCCACAGGTTTATTTAATAATAAGTCAGGGTTTGCAGTAAGTAAAATGTCTATTTGATCCCACATGTTATTTTTGGTGATTTCACTAAAAAAAACAACCTTTTCTAAAAGACAACCAAATTTTGATAAAAAGAAAAGTGATGAAGGTTTGGATTTTCCAATTTCATTGGATACGATAACAAGTTCGTTTTCTTCTCTTAACTCAAAATATAGATCGTTTAATATGTTAAAAGTTGTCATTTCTGTTGATGGTGCATGACCAAATAACTCCATTGCATATTCTTCATACATAAAACTAAAAAGTTCTTCAGTATTTTTAAATGAAAAATGTTTTGTTAGATCAAGACTAGATACATCAGATATTTTTTTATATTCAAAAGATTCGTCAGTTGATTCAATCATTTCGGTATTTCCTGACATATCAAGTTCGTATGTCTGACCTAAAAAATCCTCTTCACTTTTTTCAATTAAATGTTTTTCATAAAGTTGTTCAAATTTTCCAATAGTGTCTCTTAAAACACCATTAATATCAAGCCCTATTCTCATCGTATTTTTGTAAAATTTTAGAAATAAGTGGATTTCTAACCACGTCTTTATCATTGAACTCGAAAGTTCCTATATCATTAATAAAGTTAAACCTTGTTATTGCATCGTAAAGACCTGATTGTTTTTTATCCTTATACCTATCAGTTTGTTCTAAATCTCCCGATATGAAAAATTTTGAACTAGATCCAATTCTTGTTAAAAGAAGTTTCATTTGATTTGGGGTTGAGTTCTGTGCTTCCTCAAAAATTAAAATTGAGTTGTCGATGTTCATTCCTCTCATATACGCCAAAGCAAAAACCTCAATAATTTCAGCATCTTTTAATTTTTCTTTTGCGTCTTTACCAATTAATTTGTTTAGTAAGTAATAAGATGGGAAAATATACGGATCTAATTTTTCTTCTAAATTTCCTGGTAATGATCCTAATTTTTCTTCAGCCTCAACTGCTGGTCTAACAATGATAATTTTTTCATAACCATTTTCAGGTTCCATTAAAAGATCTACAGCCGCTTTCATTGCTATATAACTTTTACCAACACCAGCAGGTCCTGAACATATTGTGATTTGGTTTGATACTAAAATGTTGTAGTATTCTTTTTGATTTTCAGTTAAAAACTTGCTTCTTTGTTTTTTCTTTATTACTGTGTTTATGAAATCTTTTTTTGATTGTGGAGCGATTACCGACTCCTCTGTTTGTTGCGGTTTTCTTCTTGTCATAAATTATTTTACAAATTTTTTATTGGATTCTTCTTCGTAAATCCTTTTTCTTAAACTACTTGTTGAAAAGTCGTGATCTCTTTTGTTATAAACAAAACTTATATTTCTTTTCATACAAATGTCTTTAGCGGTGAAGTTTTTATCTTTGTATTCCTCACCTATAATTCTAACATCTAAATCCAAAGAAGAGAAAATGGTTTTTAGTTCTTCTTCAGTATTATATGGGATTATTTTGTCAACATACTTTACCGCATCTAATTGAATATACCTTTCTACTAAAGATTGGATTGGTTTATTTTTTTCTGATCTATCCACAGATGGGTCTACTTGAAGTGCGCATATTAAATAATCACAATATTTTTTACACTCTTCTAACATAGTTATATGACCAGCATGTAATAAATCAAATGTAGAGCAAGTTATTCCTATAATTCTATTTTGTTTGTCCATAATATTCTAACTAATAATTTATTGTTTTAATTTTAATTATAAATTTTTGTAAAAACCTTTATTTTTTCTTCTAAATTATCACATGGTAATAATTCATATGTTATAATATTCTCATAACCTAATGATTTAATTTTTTCTGAAAATTTTTTGTGAAACTCTAAATCAGATAACGGCAAAAGTTTGTTTTCTGAAATATGTATATGGTAAATGTGATTATAATATTTCTCAATGATCTCGATAGGATCTTCATTTTCTAATAGTAAATTATGAGTATCGATCATGGTTTTTATGTTACTGAAATTATTTAAGTTTAAAAAATTTATAATTTCAGTAATTGTGTTAAAATATTCACCATTATAAATTTTACTATTAGGTTCAATACACATTATAATACCATTTTCTGATAGTAATTTGTTAACATCGGTAAGAACGTCAACAATAGTGTTAAAATCAAAATTGTTTCGTAAATTTGGGGACCCAAAAACTAAAACATCAAACCCCAATATTTTAGAAAACTCAATCAATTTATTGATGTGCTGGATGAACTTATTTTTATCGTTTAACGAATCGATATCTACATCGTAAAATATAGATTGTATTGACGGAATTTTAACACCAAATGATTCTAAAACATTTTTAAAATCTATCAATTGGGTATTATCAATTTTGTCCCATTTATTTATTTTACTTAAAACCCCCTCAACATTTTTAATGTTATACTTCTCTAACATATTTAAAGTAACATCAAGATCTTTGTGGTCCCATGCTAAATTACTTACAGATAAATTCATTTTATATTTTATTTATAATATAATCAATGATAGATAAATCATTTTCATCATAAAGTAATAAATGTTTTATTTTATTAATATTCTCTATTTTAATATCAATACCAGATAATTCTAATTTTAATTTATTTTCATAAAATCAAAAACCAAACTAAATTATTTAATCAGATAAATTATTTTAGTGATGAATACTCACCTATTGTAAATGCGTTACAAAAAATAAAATTTAATTAACGATTTTGTTTATCAAATTTTTAATTTCAGTCAAAATTATTTCTTTTGTTTTTATGTATCCTGTTGAGGAATATTTAGTTTTATAATCGTATTTTATTCTATTGTCTAAATAACTTACTTTTTCTTTATGTTCAGGAAATAGATTAATAATTTCTTCACTATCTAATGGTTCTGTAAATAAATTAATTATAATATCATTAGGGTATTTTTCTTCATAGAAATTTATATCATTTACCAAATCATTTAAATTGTACCATTGAAATGATGAGTTTTTGTTAATCATGTGTACGTTATTATTGTTTAGTAAATCATATAAAATATTTTTTTTAATGTTTTTACTAAACAAAGATGGTAACCTAAAGATTTTTACATTTTCATAATTCAAATGTTTAATGACCATTTTCTCAAAAAGATACCTATTGGAACCGTAAGAGAAATTTTTAAACACTGGATCAAATTCTTCATCCGAACCTATTGGTGAATTTTCATACACATCAATAGTTGATATTAAATATATATTTTTATATGTTACATTACCAATTGATTTAATAATATCAATAACTGTCTCAATATCCGTTTTTGTGTCCTTATTAATCATCCATTTAGTTGAAGGTAAACAAGATAAATACAAATCACATCCATCAGGAGGTGAGTAATTACGGATTGTTTTTGAATTGTACTCAAAATCAAAATTTATTTTTTCTTTTAAAGTTTGACCCACTAAACCTGTATTTCCTACTAATATTTTCATCTTACTAATTTTAATTTAATACTTTCTGATCTGACTAACATATAATTTTTTAAATGGACTTGTAATAATCTTTCGGGGTATGAACAATAATAATAGTATAATGAATCTACATGACCGTCATATCCATTTAAAATATAATTATTACCATCATAAAAAATGTTCTCAGGGACCTTTTCAAATTGTTTTACATTCTCATCAAAAAAAGTATCATTTAATTTATCATAATGATTATATAAATCACAATATGATTTCATGGACACCATACTCCCATATGCAAACATATCACATATTACATTTGTATGTTCAAACACATGGACTCTACTCCTGTTAAGTCTGTAATATAAATTATCACACGCCCAACACGATGTTGCATAGTCTAAATGTGTGTGACTATTATCATTATTTGGTGTAAAAATTATATGATCACTTTTGATATCTGTAATTGTTTTTTTATTTAATTGAAATGAAAACATATCACAATCAAACCTTGCCTTCAAAACTACATCATACTTAATATTATATTCCTTAGAATATTCTTCCATCAATTTGTATGATTTGTTAATTGAGTATAATTGAGATTTGATAAAAATTTCAGGGGATGAAAAATTAAAGTAATTATTTTTTATTTCTTGAGACTCAATCCAAGTTTTATTATTTTCAATATCATATTTTTTGAGGTTGGAATATTTTTCTATTTCAGATATGACTGTTGATTTGACAGTTGCGTCATTTAATGACGTTTCATTACCTTTCAACCCCAAATTATCCCATGTGTGTATAAAAATATGGTAATTCGAATTATTACAAAATTCCTTTATACCATCCAGTATTGAATTTTTTCTAATGTGTCCACTTAATAAAATTGCAATCTTTATTTGTTTTGGGTCCGCATCATTCTTTAATAAATTTAAATATTCTATACAATTTAATATTTCGTTTTCTAATTCTTGTACTGTTTTTCCCCCGTGAATTGTTAATTCTTCAGATGTGTAATCTCGTCTTAAATAAGTTTTAAATAGATGTGTTAATTCTTCATTTGTCATTATTAATCATATTTAAAATGTAATCCTCTATAATATATATTCCTTGTATCTTTCCCGTAAAACAAGAAACAATGTTATTTTTTTGTTTTATCACCGGATATCTACTATCCGATTCATCTTTTATTTTACTTTTTATTGATAAAAAATATGAGTCATATTCAAAATAATCCTTGAACTTTGGCATAAATACTCTCACTCGGTCCTCAAACTCATTCACTTTTTTCAAAATAAAATCATTATTTATAATTTTTTTATAATCATCAATTTCATTGACCGTTGAAAATTTTCTTAGTGGTGTTAATTTAACGTCAGTTAATGTGAATTTATTATCTTTATAAGGATAAATAGAAAATAATTCACCATCAACAAAAGTTAGGGAATCAAAATTGGTTTTTTTAATTTTTTCATAAATTAATGTTAATGTTAATTCATAAAAAGAATCAGTATTTATTAACCCCATGAAATTATTTGTTGCATCAATAACTAAATCGGAGTTTTTAGATATTTGATTTAATTTTTCCCCATCAACGTCTTCATATTTTATTAACCCACCTAACTCCTCTTCAAAAAAAGTTCTAATTTTTTCAAAATTAATGTGTTTTTCATTTGTTAAAATACACCCTTCAGTGTTTTCGAAATTATGGTCCGTTAATTCTGAAGGGTAATCATCAAAAATTTTTAAGTAAGTATTTAAATCAATTAAAGATAATTTTTTCGGTACACAATATAAGTTGTTTTCAATGTGGGTAACACAAAAACCATAATCATTTATAAATCTATCAAAAGTTGTCCTACACAAATTTCTTGTTTCATAATTTCTAGCATAATGATATCCATAGTGTAATCTGTTTTGATTATTAAATGATGTACCATTAAAAATCCTATCTTTTCTTTCGTACAATGTTATATTATGTCGGTCTTTCAAAACAGTTGCCAAATGACAACCAACCCAACCTGTGCCAATGATGGATATATTCATTTTAATTATGTACTGTTAATATTTTATTTAATTTTTTAATTCTTATATTGGGGTATTTGATGGCTTGTTCTACAAACATACCATCACACCATTCATGTTCAGGTTGATTAATTCCTACTTTTTTAGCGATTTCACTTCTTAAAACAAACGACCCCCAATCTATTCTTCCTACCGTAGGCATCGTAATTAGTACATTATGTTGAAAATGATTATGAATACAATCAAACATAACCATATCGCAATCTCTTAACTCCAATAATAAATCGTCCACAGTATTAGGGGTGTAATAATCTTGAATAGAAGTTTGTATTATAAATTCGGTCTTAACCAAATCCAAACTATTTATTCTATTATAGTGACCCCAATAACCAGTTGCGGTCTCGTTTTGAATTATTTTTATTTTATCTGTTTTAAAAAACTTAACACATTCCTCGATGTAATCATTTTTTTCATCACAATAAATAATACACTCCCAATTAGGGTTTTTTTGTAAAATTAAAGAACTTATAAATTGATATGAGTCTATCGTTTCTTTATATGCTGTGGCGATGAAAGTTATCATTATTTTATTTGTTAAATATCTTATTATAATTTTTTTCAATAAAAGGAATTAAAGTTTGTGTGTAATCATCATATTCCCCCTTTTGATTTTGTTGAGATTTTGTTCTCGTTTTACTTTCGTAGTGGTAAGCAACTAAAGATCCGTCATAATAATTATTAAAACCATTTAATCTTACTGTTATATTTAATTCAACATCTTCAAAACAAGTTGTATAATTTTCATTATATCCACCTACTTTATCAAATACTTTTTTTCTAATCATCATTAAAGCCGCTGTATTTCCCATAACTTCTTTTACTATCGTAGTGTATGTATAATAACACCCTAATGATGCGTGAGTTAAATTAACTTTATCATTATTGGGATTTTTTACAAAAACTACCCCGTCATGTTGAATTGTGTTGTCTTCAAAATGTAATCTACAACCTACGGTTCCTGCTTTTGGTTTTTCTTTGAATATCTTTAACATTCCATAAATAATGTTATTTAAAATCTTAATATCGTTATTACAAAATAGTAAAAACTCATGATTATCTGTGACATGGTTTTTTACAACATCATTATTAATTTTGGCAAAATTATAATAGTCGTATTCAATAAAGTTAATAAAACCTAAATTTAGTATGTTATTTTGAATCCACTCTTTTTCGGCATCTGTTGAACCTGTGTCGGCAATGAAAATTTCAAAATAGTCTTGATTACAATGATCGTAAAAAGATTTTACACATTCATACAACATATTAACGTTACCTTTTGTTGGGATAATTACCGCGACTTTACCCATGTTTTTAAGTGGTTTTTCTTCAATTTCATTATAATCCACTTTAAAGGGTTTTAAATCTAATGGTAATTTAGATCCCCATTTTTCAACGAACTTTTCTTTACTCTCCCAAAATTCTTGATTTGGTTGACCTACCGATTCGTGAGTAATTTCAAATGATGTGGTAACACCTAATTTAACACCATCTAAATAATTTGGTAAACAAAATCCATGATCGTAAAAATGAAACTTGCCAATTGTCTCATCAAAGTGGTGTTTAATTTTTGTCTTATCAAAAGAAATAAATAACCCATCAATTGTTACAACAGGAATTAAATATGGTAATTTAACTGAATATCTATTAATCCATTTTTTTTGACCTTCAGGATGATGATAAACTTGACCAACCATTGTTTGGTGCATTTTTTCCCAATATACTCCTGACTTAGGAAAGTAACAAGAACCCGCCTTTCCAATTACACCAAACTCGGGGTTATTAGAAAAATCTTCTAAAAGTTTTTTACCCCAATTTTTTTCTAATTTTATATCGTTATGACAACAAACAACAATATCATAAATTGATTCTGTAATTCCGCTATTATAAACTTGTGCCAAAGAATATTGATTGTGATTCACATATTCTAATATTTGAATATCTTTTACACCAACATTTTGTAATAAATGTTGTTTGAATTTATTATTATATTCTTGATCTTTATGTGTTGAGTATATTATTGTTATCATAAGTTATGTTTGTTAAAATAATCTTTTGCTCTTTGTTCGTCTTCATCATACATTGATCTATTATTCATTGCTGAATGACCATGACCAACTTCTGAAAAATAAGCATGAGTTGAAGATTTATAAATGTTGTAGTTTTTATATTTGTAACCTTTATCAACCATTTGTCTAAACCATAAATCCCCTATATCAAGTCCATAATAACCACCAAAAGGAACTACATCACCATTTGGAATCGCTTCTTTTTTATAATCATCAATATTAATTAATGCACACCATTCATTGACTCTACATTCCGGCATTGGAAATGGTTTTTCTTTATTGATAAATGGTTTACCAATAGTTGAGGTTCTAGTTGTTGGGTATTTATCAATTAAATTAATAATTTCATTATAAGGTAATTGTTTTTCACAATTTGATTCTAATAAATGTGAGTCACAAATATTTTCGAACTTTAAAGGACAATTCCAGCATTGACCAATATTCCCAATGGTAAAACTATCACCAATCTCGGATAACAATTCAGATACAATATCACCAGTAAATAACACATCGTTATGAATAATAAGAAGATGTTTTTTGTCAGTGTTTTCTAAACCATACTGATATCTTAAAGATAATCTATAATCTTGATCGACAATAGATCTATGGGTGTCACTTTTATTAGTAAAAAGGTAATGTTGGGGAATAAATTTAATTATTTTATTATATTTTAAATTTTCCTCGATGATTTTATAATCATAATCAATTGGTTGTTCCCGTTCTTCGATAAAATAAATTTTATCAATCAAATGACCCGAATGATTAAGTAATGTTTTTAAGGTAATTAAAGTTTGATAAGGTTTACCAAAAACATTTATACATACATCAATTTTTGTTATAAAATCGTTTTTAATTAATTTATATTCCGTTAAATTAAATTTTAAATTATACTTTTCCATTAAAAAGTTTAATTCTTCTTGTGGTTCCTTACTAAACCTATTTTTATAATTAGAACCAACTGGTTTTGTGTGTTCAATCTCAACATCATCAATAATTGCAATTTTATCTTCAGGATAATTTAAAATTTTTGGCCACAACAAATCTAAACCCCAACCTGATTCGGAATAATCAAAAGTATTGAGTAAAGACAATAAACAATCTTTACTCATCATTGGGCACATAATTTCAACAAAATTTGTATATCTTAAAATATTATCACTTTTTTTGTTTGTAATACTATGAGATGTATGACCATATACTGATGGTTGAGATAAATATAAACTATACTTCTTGTGTAAATCAAAAAGTTTATTTATTGATTGTGAATCTATATTTAGATCATCATCAGGAAACCAAAATAGGTCGTAATTCTTTAAAAATTCACGATTATCATTTAAAAAAGTTTTTATTATTTTCCATTTTTCACCTATGACTTTAAAAGAATTAAACCCTTTGTTTTTTAGTTCAACATGGAAATCGTTATCTTCATAACACAAAAATATAATGTCAAAATTATCATTTGGTCCTAACCAATTAAAATATAATGATTCTTTACCTGTTGGAGTTATAATTAAATTTTTTTTCATTTTTAAATACCTGTTGATCCAAACCCATTATCGTTTCTATCTTTATTTCCCAAATCACTTTTTTCAGTTAATTTGACCCACTTTCCTGAAACAACAGGACAAAGAACTGCTTGTGCAATTTTTTGACCTTTTTCTATTTTTACTTTTTCTCTTGTGGTATTAAATAAAATAATTTTTATTTCACCTAAATAACCTTGATCTACTGTGCCAGGTGAGTTTAATACCATAAGACCTTGTTTTAAAGCTAAACCACTTTTTGATCTTACTTGAATTTCATAACCTTCTGGTATATCAAAATGTAATCCTGTTGACACTAATTGTCTATCAAGGGAATGTATCCATACGTCTTCAGTTGAATATAGATCAAACCCTGAATCACTAATATATGCGTATTTTGGATCTATTGCATTTTCTTTTGTTTTCTTATATGAAAGATCAATAGTTGGTATATATTCTTGAATCTCTTTTTCTAATTCAGGTATATCTAACCCTAATGTTTCCATAATGACATTATAATCAACATCATTATTTTCATCATCTAATGAATCCAAAAATTTTAACATGTCTTGCATTTCTTTTTCAGAAACATCATTAAAATTACTCATTACTTTAAACTTTTTAATTTCATTATTGCATCTATCAACACATTCACATCTTTTTCACAGTAATCTGATATTTCTTTTAATCTATTGTGATTCCAATATGCTTCGTGAACCATTCCACCATTAACTTCACCATCTTTTGGTGTTGGAATATCTAAACACGCACACATCAAATCTAAAGAACCAATTGCGGTATATGCTCCGTATTGCCAAATTTCTTTTGTGTCAATTGCTTTAACTTCCCAAGGTTTCGTATCGTATGATGGTAAGAGTTTAGATGGCATAATACCATTAATAATCATTCGTTTTGCTAACATCGGGATGTCAAAGTTTTTTAGATTATGACCACAAAGATAAAAATCTAATTTGTGACATCTATTTAAAAGATCTCTAACCTCTGTTAGTAACTTGGTTTCATCATCTCCCGAGAATGTTTGCATTTTTGTTTGTCCGTTGTCTAAAACAAAGGCCATGGATACACAAATAATCTTGGCAAACTCAGGAACAAGTGCCGCTCTTTTTCTAAACACTATGTCCATATGTTCTTCAGTTGTTCTATCTTCACCCCACTCTTTATCTTCGGGGAATCTTTTTAAAAACCAATCAAAATATTTGTCAAATTGTTCGGCAACTCTTGGGTTAGTTTTAATACATGATTGATAGTCGGCACATCCCCCAACAGTTTCAATGTCTAAAAATAAAATTTTTGTAAGTGGTATATTAATCATTTCTTATTTAATTAAAGATTTGTAAAATTCAGCTCTTGTTTTAGTAACAATATTCAGATCATAAGTTTTAGATACGGTTTCATACAATCTTTCACCAAGATCTGTAATTAAATTAGGATTATCAACTAATTTTTTAACATGTTTTGCCCAATCACTATGGTTGTTTGATTCATTCACCAATAATGCATTTCCGTCGGTAAATTTACCTTGATGTAATGCATGTTTTAAATCAATTGTATATGGACCAATATTTGATGCGATCAATGCTTTTTTATAAAAACCTGCCTCAATAACTTTTAATTGAGATTTCATTCGATTGAAGATGTGATTTTTAATTGGTGCCAAAGAAATATCAAACTTTGAGTAGTTTCTCGCATATGAATCAACAGGTCTAGTCCATACACGAACATAATTTTCTTTTTCAATTGCGGGGTATTCACCTTCTTCGAATTTGTCTAAAAATAATCTGTATTCGGGTGTAATAATTTTATAGTTGTTTGTAAAAATTTCCTCATATCTAACCCAAACCGTTTCTTGTGGTTTAATTGGTCTTTGTGTTTGTTGTCCTGTTTCTTTATTAATTTCAGTGACAGTTCCACGAATATCAAACCCACAAACGTAGTATTGTAACTTATCTTGAATTGGTGATAATTTAGAAACCATACCATCTAACAATTTCAAATCATGTAAATGTGATGATCCCCCTAACCACCCAACTCTAATTTTATCAGAAGGTAGTGTTGGTTCATTAAACTGTGGTTCTTTGGGGTCAATTGCATTTGGTAAAACCAAAACATTTTTATTGAACTTTCTAATCTCGTTGGCGAACAATTCAGTTGTTGTTGTAACATAATCGGCGGCTTTAAGGTTCTCAACAATTTTTGTATGGATTTTATTTTCCATAATTAATTGATGAATAGGGTGTTCTTTTGTTGGTAACCAATAATCATCAATATCGGCAATTACAATAATCCCCAAACTTTGAAGGCTTTTGATTAACATCGGGCAATTTTCAATTGGTCCTACGCTTCTATGAAAATGAACAATTTGATATTTTTTCCAAAAGTTTAAATCATTAATTCTTGGTTGATATTCAATATCAACATGAAAATCATTTGAGTATAAATTTTGGAGTTTGATGTGTGGATCCACACTTCTGAATCTACCTACTCCTGACGTATCGCTAGGTAAAACTAAAACATTAATTTTTGACATGTATTTTTATTTTAGATAAAATATAATCAAAAATATGACTATAATCAATAAAAAAACCCACCTTAATAGATGGGTTTTAAAAATTCATAAACTAAAAATTATTTGGCGATTTTTTTAATCTTAACAACTTTACCCTCAAATAAATGTTGTCCTACTCTAAATTTGAACATTTCGTTACTTTTTGATTCTGACTCAACTAGCAATCCATTTTCGTGTAAAACTTCTTCCATAGTTTCTCTAACTATACTTCTTATGTCATCGGCACTTAAAGAATTTTGTGTTTGTTGTGTTTGTTGTGTTGGTGCTTGTTGTCTTTTATTTTCACTAATTGGTTGTTGATTAGATTTTTTGTTCATTAATCTTGACGCCTTCTCAACTAATTCATCACTTAATACCGCTCCTGAAGCCATACCCATAGTTGGTTGTTGAATTGGGTGCTCCATCATTAATCTTTTTATTTCATCCGGTAATTTTGAATTGGCTATTCTATCACCAATTGGTACATTTGAGTTTGATTGAGTAACAGGTCTTTGGGTTTCTTGCATAAATTCTTGTGGAATGTTATATTGAGCAGGAATTGCATCATAATTTTCCACCATAGGTGAAGAATAGCCATCGTTAGATGATATGTTTCTTGCATTACCTCGACCAATGTCGTTATGTCTATCCATGATCTTTTTTGAGACCATCAATTTTTGTAGTAAATCTTGTTCTGAATTCATATATTATTAATATTTAAAAAACTGCATTTATAAACATCCTTTCCATACTTCTATCACCATTAGGGTTATAGTTAGGTCTTGGTGTGTCAAACGTTTCTTGAGTTGGTCTTATAAAGTTAATTTTATCAACTCTAAAAAATCTCCAACTCGGTAATGGTTTTTTTCCTAAATAAGCCCTATGTGAAGCTCCTTCTCTATCCCACGCTCTTAAAACAGCATTACCTTTTTTACTCAAACCAAAAGCAACGGGTTCAATAACTCTTAATCCTCTACCACCTGGTTCATCACCTTCGTAATAAATAACACAAACCCTTCTATCTCTAATAGCGTTAAAAATTTGGTCTCTAGACGCTACTTCCAATATAAGTTGATTGAACGTGTTGTAAAGTTTCATTATGCTGAAGGTGTTGTATAAGGTTTGTTAGGTTGATATTCGTTAATTTTAATTTCGTTTTTTCTTTCTATAACATCCGTGGATGATCCCCCATTGATAGTATCTAAAAATATACCTGTTCCTTTACCAAATTCGTCACCATCAGCAATAGCATCTGGATTTGTTTGTGAATATGGATTCACAGTTTTGTAGTCATTTTTAACTATTAAACTTTTTCTTTGTAAGTCAGCAATTGCCGTCAAGTCATTGTTGGGCTGACTAAAATCTAATCTTTCTGTTTGCATGATTAAATTATTTTTTTAATTAAATCGTTTATTCTGTTTAGATCTTCTCTAATTCTAACATCTTGTGTAAAGGTGCTATGATCCTCTGAAGGTCTAACCATATCTGCGTATGGACCTAAATCGTTAACCAATTTAGAATCGATTGGGTCCGGCATATATTCATATTCCATCTCTTTCGAGAATGAATCGTTATTTCTTAATTGTTGGATTGTAGATTCAACCCAATTTTTCATATAGTCAGCACCATTTAAAATAAAAGGGGCGTCCGTTCCATCACCTTCATAATTATCAAACCAATTTTTTATTCTACCTAATTGTTGGTATGTAACATATCCACTATTTCTTAACTCTTCATTTCGTTTGTGACCTTCAATGGAAGAATCTGAATTGGGAATATATTCAAAACAAGTTTGAAGGTATTCGACCATTTCTTTTGGTAATGGAATTGTTTTATTATATAAATTACTATTCACCTTGTTTTAAATGTTTTACTAACTTATCAATGCTTATATTTTCTTTATCCGCTAATCTTTTGATTGCCTCTATATTTCTCATTAATATTTTTGACATAACATCGTTATCATCTTTTTCTTCTTTTCTTTTTTTAACAACTTCTTTGTCCTTTGATTTTTTTGATAATAATATTTCATCAATCATGTTTTCCATCTTTTCTTTTTCCAATTCAGACAGTCTTCTTTTTGTAAAACAATTTTTACATTTTCCTCGTCTCTTTTGATTTTTTAAATCTTTATCTAACTTTCTATCAAAACCAAATCTTTTGAGTCTTTCATTCCGTTCAATTGGATCCGTAACCTTCAGTTTATTTTTTAATATTTTATTTGCCACGTTATAAGTTGGTGCAAATTCAGTTTCCTCAAAACCAAATGATTCAGATTGATCAACTTCAGATATTGTTTTTTCACTTTCTTCACCTTCACCATAATAAACACGAATAAATGGCCATTGTTGTGCTCTACTCATACGAACCGTTTGGTCCATAGTTTTCTTTGCCAAGTTCCTTTGGTTCAAAATTGGAATGCTTGATCCCATTAAAGATCCGTCAGGATTAACCAATTCGCCAATCTCACCATCAGGTTTTTGTTTTGATTTAGATTTTTTATCTAAAAGTTTATGAACATATTCTTTTGATAATTTTTTCCCAGATTTAATTATGTTTGAAATTATTTTTTGAATATCCTCAAAAACATCTTTGTCAACAACAATTACCTCGTCATTTTCTCTTGATTCGGTTATTGTGTTTGATACTGAATAATATATTGCAATTTTATCACCCTTATCTTTTAAATAAAAATAATAAGGAGAGTTAAAATATTCTGTGTTAAGTTTAATCATGATTTAACTTTCTTAATAAATACTTTGATCTGTGGTATTTATTATAAAAACAAATGGCTTACCAAAATATAAATCAATATAATTATCAAAAGTTAAAAATGCAAGTCATTTATGACGGGCAAGATATGTCATTGGCTTCTGATGAGGTTGATTTTAACCAAGAAGTTGTGTTCTCACCCTTTTTAATCGCAATTGATAATGGAAAAAAACTTCCAATTTCGTTGAATCTTAATAGTCCATTAACGACACAAAACTTGAATTTAACGTATGGGATTTATAATCCAAACAACGTTATTGTTTCTGAAAACTTTTATCAACCCGATGATTTAAACTTAAATTGTTTTAGTGCAAATTCAACATGTGATATTGGATTGACAGGTATTGATAATGGATTGGTCACAAAAATAAAGGGTGATGATTTATATTATACCAATGGTTTATTTAACGACGCAGAAAAATTTGATAGATTATATTATGACAGACGAATGAAGTTTATTCAAACAACGACAAACGTTCCTAATAATAATAAATTCTCTGGTATAACTGATTACACATATTATCAAATGGTTTCAAAGGTAAGTCCCATATTTGGTAGATACGTTGAGTTATATGGTGGATTTTATCAAGGGTTTTATAAGTTGTTTGGTTATGACTATGACATATTACCTGAAAGAATGAATAAAGGTTGGTCGGTTGAAATGTTATTAAAACCAAGATTTTCGAATGAATACGCTCCACCACCAGGTTATACAACTTTGAATCAAATTTATCCCAACAATAAAAATACATTTTTTTATATGGGGGCAAGAGCCGAAAACAAATTTTATCATTATGCTGATGGTTCCCCAAAATGTGATCCTGAATATGTTAGAATTACATCAGGTTTAACAAAAGAAGAAACTTGTGCTTGTTGTAATTACGAAATTAAAAATAGTAGATGTATATACGTTTATCCACCAAGACCAAAAGGTGGTGTGTATGATCCACACGTAAATTATGGTTGTAATTTATGTAAAGGTGATGATAATCAAAAAATTACTTGCGGATGTAAATGTTATGAATCTCCTTGTGAGACTTGTGGTTGGATGTGTTTTGATCATAAGTGTGGGTCTATAATTGTCCCAACACCAACACCCACACCAACTCCGTCACCAACGGTTCCTTGTGATACTTATCCTCAAATAATTCAATGCACCGTAACTCCTTCATGTTGCACATCTTGTCAATCTTGTGGTTGTGATGTGTGTGGATGTCCTCCGAAATCGGCGTCAACAACTTTTTCATCTGTGGAAGATACTTGTGAAAAAGATCCCAAGTTTGATGCGTTGTCTAATAACATATCTTTTAGATTGTGTGGTGATCCACAAAATCCTGGTATTGGTGTTCGAGCGATTAAAATCACGGGTGATTGTATTACAACAGGAGAATGTATTACAGGTCAAACTTATGTGACTGGTTATACAATAGTTGATATTTGCACTCCACCGATATACCCTTATTGTTTAGAGGTTAATCCAGATTGGTTAGACGTAGAACATTGGTTTTTATTAAATGCGGTTTGGGAAAGATATACTTATTGGGATTATTGTGATTTAAGATGGTTCGGAGGTTTAGATGATATAACAAGAGTCGAATACCTTCAAAGTTTAGCAAACAATGCCGTGTCTTTAATTGGTCCACCATATACTAATGGTTATGAAGTTCCAGGTCAAATAGAAATTGTCCAATTAAATCAAATATGGTTAGATGATACCAAGTTTAGAATGGGTCGATTAAAAATTTATATAAATGGTCGAATATTTTATACAATAGAAGATTTTGAAGAAGTAATACCTCGAGCGTTAGACACCGACAAAGAAAAACAAGTTGCAGTTCCTTTTAACATGTCATGGGGAGGTGGAACTCAAGGTCTTCATGAAAATCTAACACTAAACTTTTGTAATATATGGAACTACTCGGCAGGTAGTGTGACCACTGATATATTATATGTTGATTGTAATGGAGATCCTGCATCACTTACAGGTCTTACAAATGTTAATGGAAGTATAATTGTTGATAAAAACAACACACCAACAATAACAGTTCCTGATACTAATAACTCAGTTAGTTTTAGTGGTAATTACCATTTAAAGAGTGATGACTATAATCAAGATCCTGAATGTTTCCCTGAAAATATTTTAAGTGCGACAACATTAAATAAATTAAAGACACACATACTATTAGAACAAAACTTTGCAGGAACATTTGATGGTGCGATTTCACAATTTAGATTTTATACCGAACCATTATCAGCACCTGAAGTGAAACATAATTTTAAATTATTAAGAAACACATTTTACATGTTTGATCCCGATTGTCCGAATTGTGATTTGGCGTCATGTCTTCCAAATGATTTTACATACAACATAATAAATAACGAATAGATGAGTCAGAGTATTGTAATACAAAGTGTTTTTTATGATGGTGAATTAGCAGAAGTGTTATTTAAACCAGACAACGATGATGTTGTTTTAAATTTTGATCAAATTACTTTACCGTTCTTATTTGAACCTTATTTGTTGTATCCACCAAGAGAAATCTACGGAACATATACAATAAAACCGGTTTCATCAAGTTGTCCATATTTTTTAAACGTCCCTAGACCAACTCCGACACCGACACCAACTGTAACACCAACTAAAACTCCGACACCGACACCAACTGTAACTCCGACACCGACACCAACTTTTGATCCTTGTAGTTTACCAACACCAACTCCGACATCGACACAGACTCCTACACCTACTCCAACAATAAGTTTAACCCCTACACCTACCGCAACTTGGAATCCGTGTATTACACCAATACCTAATGTAATAGTTACAATTATGGTAGAATTAATACCAGGTTCTGTAATTGTTAAATCCACCGTAAATATTCATAGAGTTTTAACTGAAGATACTATTGTCACTTTTGATTGTGTTTTAACAACCAAATTAAATAAAAAAATTGTAATACCAAAAGAAGTTTGCATACCTAAAGGTTCAATGGAGGGAATTGTTACGGTTACATTAGATATGGATTTTAATGACATTGAAGAAGTTATATTTGTAGAAGAACCAAAAATTGATAACCAAAATGTGACTTCATTATTTAATATACATAAACCAGTAAAAAATATACCAACACCAACCAACATACCAACTAACACCCCAACACCAACTAATACTTCAACACCAACTAATACTTCAACTAATACACTTACACCAACTAATACTTCAACTAATACACCTACACCAACTAATACTTCAACTAATACACCTACACCAACTAACACTTCAACTAATACACCTACACCAACTAACACTTCAACTAATACACCTACCCCAACTAATACACCTACACCAACAGTGACCCCAAGTATTGGTGCTTCACAAACCCCAACTCCGACAAATACCCCAACACCTACAACCACACCAACAAATACCCCAACTAACACTCCAACTCCTACTATTACACCTACCTCAACACCAACAAATACCCCAACTAACACTCCAAGTAATACACCTACAAACACACCAACAAACACCCCAACCCCTACAAACACCCCAACAAATACCCCAACAACAACACCTACAAATACGCCAACAAATACTCCTACACAAACAACAACACCAACTCCGACAGTAACACCAACAACAACTCCTGTTATTATACCAATAATTTATTATGGTAAATCATCAAAAGTTAATTTTGATAATGGTGATGAAATCAATTTGAACTCGATTCAAACAAATCAAACCACAAATCAATATTTAAATATTGTATCAGGAAGTGGATACGTTTATATTTTAATTCCGAAATTCACAAATCAACCGTCAATCTTTAGAAATAGTAATTGGGGTTGTAATGGAAATGTCATTCCAATAATCACAAAACCTGATGTCAATATAATTGACAATTTAGGAAATACCACTATTTATTCTGTATATAGGTCATACGTCTCGACTTCAGCTGGTGTAGATGTATGGTTATGTGAATAATATTATATGTATATTGATTTTTTAAATGACCGATTTTAGTAAAGTTGGTGGAGTGGGAATTATGGGTTTCATTTCACCAATGGACACCCTTGATACCTATGCAGTAATTGATCCCTTATATGGTATTGATGGACTACGTAATGTAGATAATGAAGACGATTTAAATTCAATACCTTACGATCGAAGACGACCTGGTATGATCGTAGGAATCGAAGGTGGTCAACGATTTTTTAAACTTAAAAACGATTTTTGGTCTTTTAGCCCTCTAGATTGGGACGAAATATTTTTTTTAACGTCTCCACAATTAGAAGTATTAAATAATTTACCAAATAAATTAGTAGTCCCTGGCGTTAACTCATCAACATTTATTGATCGTGAATTAATTTCGGGATCTATCGATAGTCTAAATAGAGAATTCCAACTTCGTTTTACGCCAGAATTAAATTCAGAACACATTTATTATAACGGACTCTTACAAGATAAAGGAAACGACAAAGATTATATTATTAGTGGAAAAACGATAGTATTTAATAATCCACCAAAAATTAACAGCAAACTTCTTTGTTCCTATAGAACTTATAGTGAAATTAATTTCATCGATCATGAATATCCTGTTGGTGAAATTAATGGGATAAATAAATCATTCGAGTTGTCAATTTTTCCTAAAACAGGAAGTGAACACATTTATTTGAATGGTTTATTACAAGATTTTGGAAATGATAATGACTATACGATTTCAGGTAAAACTATAACTTTCAAAATCGCACCTCCTAGTTGGAGTAAAATAACTTGTTCTTATCGCTATAATTAAAAATTATTTAACAAATAACGGTAAAAACTAAACATATTAACATATTTATTAAAAGAAAAAGAAAAAAAATGGAAGACGAAGAAAAATACACAACAAGTGACTTATATTTGGGAGCTTACTTGAAATTGAAAGGATACAAAATGTCAGTTGAAAAAAACAGGAATAAAGCAGTTTTTGTTTTTGAAAAAAACGACGAACTTCAAAAAGAAGTTAATAATTATTTAAACGAAGAAGGGTCTTGTGAACCATTGTTATATACGAATTCAATTAAAAATTTAAAAAATTTGTTATATAACTTGTAAAATTTTCGAACTTTACAAAAAAACAAGATATTTATATGTATATCAAAGTCGACACTTCGACAATTATTAATATTTTTTATTAATCTTTTCTATTTAAATTAATCAACATATTAAGAAGGTAGTTTCTAAAAATTACCTTGTTTGATATTTCTATGCGTCAGCCAACCTGATTCAATAGTTGATTTCAGGGTGTAAAGAACACTTTTAATAAATAAAAAATAATTTTTTTTATGGCTACTACTAAAATAGTTTTAGACTTACAATCGGACTTGGTATTAACTAGTCCTCAAATTACCAGCCCAACTGGTCTTGTTAAAGCTGACATCTCTGGCTTAGTTACTGATTTAGCATCGATTAACACTGCCGCATCTGTAGAAGAGTCTGCTCGTATTGCAGGTGACAATTCTGTTGCATCTAACTTGTCAAGCGAAGTTGTTAACCGCACTGCTGCCGTTTCTACTGAAGTAGCCGCTCGTATCGCTGGTGACAACTCTGTTGCATCTAACTTAGCTCAAGAAGTTCTTGACAGAATAGCTGATGTAGACGCCGAGGAAACTCGTGCTGAAGCGGCTGAATTGTCTTTAACTAACTCAGTTACTGCTGAAGCATCTCGTGCACTTGCCGCTGAAACTTCTGTTGCTAATGACTTAGCTGCTGAAATCACTGCTCGTATCGCTGATGTTAACGCTGAAGAATCTCGTGCTACTGCCGCTGAAGGTTTATTGGCTGCTAACTTGACTGCTGAAGCTTCAACTCGTCTTGCTGCTGATACATCTTTGAACACAAAGATTGATTATGTGATTTCTAACACGGACGCAGCTGCTCTTGATTCATTAACTGAAATCGTTTCTGCTTTCCAATCTGCTGATGGTAACATCAACAACACTATCACAACTTTAGCAACTAACGCTTCTATCGCAACATCTACTGAAGTATCTCGTGCTACTTCTGTTGAAGCAACTATCGCAGCTAACCTTTCTTCTGAAATCGTTAACCGCGGTCTTGATGTAGACGCTGAAGAGGCAAGAGCAGAATCTGTTGAGGCTGAATTGTCTGAAGAGATTTCTACTGAGGTAGTTAACCGTTTAGCTGCGGTATCTACTGAAAAAGTTGCTCGTGAGGCTGCTGACACTTCTTTGTCATCTCGTGTGAATACTGAAGAGAATGCTCGTGCTGCTGCTGACGCTTCATTGGCTACTTTAATCTCTACTGAGATTTCTACGGAGCACGCTCACCATGTATCTGCTGAAGGTTCAATCAACACTCGTTTGACTGCCGAAGAATCTGCAAGACTTGCTGGTGACAACTCTTTGGAGTCTTATGTTAATGCTGAAATCATTGCCGCTAACGCTTCTATCGATACTCGTGTATCTAACGAAGAGGTTACTCGTGCAAATGCTGACAGCTCTTTAGCAACCGCTCTTTCTAACGAAGCGACAACTCGTGGTAATGCTGACAATTCAATCGCTCTTAACCTATCATCTGAAATCTCTAACCGAGTTGCTGATGTTAACGCTGAAGAATCTCGTGCTACTGCAGCTGAAGGTTCATTGGCTACTGCGTTGAGCTCTACTGCATTAAACTTAACTAATTTAATTAGCTCTGAGGAAGTTGCTAGAGAAAATGCTGATGAGTCTTTAGATGCTAAATTGTCTACTGCAATTTCTACAGAGCATGAACACCATGTATCTGCTGAAGCTTCTTTAGATTCTAAAATTAATGAGGCTAAGACTTCAATCAACTCTAGAGTATCTTCTGAAGAAAGCAACCGTCTTGCCGCTGACACATCTTTAGCTAATGCTATCGAAGACGAAAAAGACCGTATCGATGCAATCCTTGATGGTTCTACAGTTAATTTAGACCAATTTGCTGAAATCGTTTCTTTTGTTAACGGAATTGACCTTGAGAATGATAACGCATTGTTATCAGCTGTAACTTCTATCGGTGGTCGTATCGATGACGAAGAAGAAGCTCGTGAATCTGCAGATTCATCATTGGCATCTGTAATTGCAACAAACAGAACTGACGCTAACACAGCAATGTCTACTGAAATTTCTAACAGACAATCTGCTGATACTTCATTGGCTACTGCTCTTGGGTCTACTGAGTTGTTCCTTAACGGTAAAATCAACACTGAGACCTCTAACAGAGTAGCTGCTGATGGTTCATTAGAAACTGCTCTTGCAACTGCTAAGACTAGCATCAACTCTGCAATCTCTCAAGAAGTTTCTGACCGTGAGCAAGCTATCGATGCTTTAATCTTAGACTTAAACTCTGAGATTTCTAGAGCTGAGGCTGCTGAAGATTCATTAGAGGCTGCTTTATCCGCTGAGGTTGCTAACTTGTTAGCTAACACTGACCTTACTGCAATCGACTCTTTCCAAGAAGTAGTAAACGAACTTGAGGACATTACAAATGATTTTGAGAACACTTACTTCAAGAAGGTTGTAGTATCTGGTTTAGTTAACGGTACTAACAAAGACTTCACCCTTGCTGCCGCAGTACGTACTAACTCTGAAGCAATCTACTATAACGGTCTTCTTCAAGAAGCTGGTGTAGATTACAACATGAGCGGTACAACTGTATCTTTCACTTACACTCCTAAAATGGGTGGAAAGATTACCGCTTACGGTGTTTACAACGCATAATCATTAACTCGTTAATGAAAAAGAAAAGGGACTCTTCGGAGTCCCTTTTTTATTTAGTTTTAAATTAAATCTATAAATTATCGTATCTATTTGTATTTGGGTTATAAATTAAATCTTTATTACCTCCATTAAAAAGATTATAAATCAATTTGTCATAAGTTTCAATAAGCTCTTGATTATCGGCATAATATCTTTCTAACACTTTATTATTTTTTTCATGATACTCCGTAATATTTTTATCGTGTTCTGTTAAAATATAATTTAACATTTCGGCCCCTTGTTTTGTATCACCATTTTCATAATAATAACCCAAGTCTTTACAAAGTGTCGCATTATGTAATACAGGATAACCTAAATACGCAGCATCCAAATACAGATAATTTAATGGATTTAGAATCTGATGTGATATTAGAACATCAAAATATTGAGTTAAAACAAATGCCGTTTGATAACGAGACTCTGCGGTTATTTTACCGTCTTTATAAAGATCAAAAGTTTTAATAATAGACAAAAACTCGTGATTAGTTTTTAATTTTTCACCATTTGTAATCATTAACTTATCAATATGGTTTTTTCCAATTTCAGTTCTAAAAGATTCTTCAGCGATCATAGTTGGAATCAAACCATATTTGACAATATTAATATTTGGTTCCATAATACCTATCACTTTTTTTTCTTTAGTGGGATCATATTTATAACCTTTTTTATATTTTTCATTTTTGAAACCTTGTTCAATACCAATAACAGCCTCTTTTAAAAATTTATCATGCCAAATAAAAGGAACTATAAAAGCATTTGTCCTATATAATGTTGAAAAGAATCCTTTGTTAGTTTCGTCTTGTTGTGGGATATACCATAATTCGTCAAACGTTGTTTCATACTCAAAATATTTTTTGGTATTTTCTTTAAACATTACGTTTTCCATGTGTATAACATAATTATTTCCACATTTATAACCGATGAATCTTTTATTCTTATCTTCTTTAAATTTCTTAATGTCTTCATCATAAACTTGAGCTCCCATCATAACAATAAGATCCATGTCCATAAATTTTTCTTTAAAGTTATAGACATCAATACCATCCAAATAAGAAGGTCTTTTTTCTGAAAAATCTACATCAAATGTGTTTAATATAAAAACTTCATAATTGTTTTTGGATTGTTTTAATAAATGAACAAACATTAAAACATTTTGTTTCATTCCGTTTGTCCATATTGATTCTGTGTTTGATTGTAAACCTAATGTAATTCCAATTTTTAAATTTTTCATCACTGTTGATTTGTTTGGTTTATAAATTGTTTTATTATTTCGTCTTTTTGTTCTTGAGTCTCAGAATGGACCCATAACCATAAAAAAGACCCTGATACCGATTGTAATTCTTTTTTCTTTTCTTCTATTGTTTTTTGTAATAATATAGACTCATCTCCACTAAAATCCATTTCGATGTTAATTTTTTTTCCTATTTTATATAAGGTTAGAAGATCATTTTTTTCATAAGCAATTTGTGCCTCTTCATACCATTTAACACGAACTGAGTTTTTTGTTTTATCTGGATGACATTCTTTGGCAATATTTCTAAAAATTGTCTTGATAATTTTTTTTTCTTTTTCTGAAACTTGATAAGGACAAATTTTTTTACTTGTTTTATCGTTGTTTGTTTCACCAGAAATTATAGGGTTTACAAATCCCTGTTTAATAGCTTCTTCCATAAACAATGGTTTGTGATATGTTGTAAACTCATCAACATATTCTTTTTCTAAATCTAAAAGATTTAATTCTTTTAAATATAGATTCATTTTCATGTTTGTTAATTTTTTCTTTGACATATATTATAAATAGATTGAAATCTCTTTGAGTTTATATTTATAGATGTTATTGATCATTATTTCATATAACAGAAATATTTAAAATAAGATGCCAGTATATAATAGATTAACAGACCGTCAAAAAGTTTCAGCCGTAACTTTAAACGATATATTTCACGTAGTAGTTACGGGAGACACAACACAGAGCCCTCAAGGATCATCTTATTATGCACCTTTGAGTGACCTACAAGCACTTTTAAGTGGTTCTACAGGTCCTGCGGGAACTTCAGGGACTAGTGGAACTAATGGTTCAAGCGGAACAAGAGGGACAAGCGGAACCAATGGAACATCAGGAACAAATGGAAGTTCGGGAACAAACGGTTCAAGCGGAACCAATGGAACATCAGGGACTGGAGGTTCTTCAGGAACTGGAGGTTCTTCAGGAACTTCAGGCTCGAGTGGAACTTCAGGTTCAAGCGGAAGTTCGGGAACTAATGGGACAAGTGGAACTAATGGTAGTTCAGGAACAAATGGATCTTCAGGGACTAATGGAACATCAGGGGTTAATGGAACTAGCGGAACAAACGGGACTAATGGAACTAGCGGATCTTCAGGAACATCAGGAACTAACGGTAGTTCAGGAACATCAGGAACTAACGGAACTAGCGGTAGTTCAGGAACAAATGGTTCTAGCGGTAGTTCAGGAACAAATGGTTCTAGCGGTAGTTCAGGAACAAATGGAACAAATGGTTCTAGCGGAACTTCAGGGACTAATGGGACTAATGGAACAAGTGGCACAAATGGAAGTAGTGGAACATCAGGAACTAATGGCACATCAGGCACAAATGGAACCAATGGCACATCAGGCACAAATGGAACTTCAGGAACTAACGGAACTAACGGAACAAGTGGAACTAACGGAACATCAGGGACTGATGGTTCAAGTGGCACAAACGGAACATCCGGATCTAGTGGCACAAACGGAACATCCGGCACAAATGGGACAAGTGGTTCTTCAGGCACAAATGGGACTAATGGGACGAGCGGAACTAATGGAACTTCAGGAACTGATGGTTCAAGCGGCACGAATGGGACTTCAGGCACGAATGGGACTTCAGGGACTAACGGATCTAGTGGTTCTTCAGGAACTAACGGAACAGACGGCTCAAGTGGGACTAATGGAACTTCAGGGACAAATGGCACATCCGGCACGAATGGAACATCAGGCACAAATGGTTCTTCGGGAACAAATGGGACTTCAGGCACTAACGGATCTAGTGGTTCTTCAGGAACTAACGGAACTTCCGGCACTAATGGCACAAGTGGAACTAATGGCACCGATGGTTCAAGTGGGACTAACGGAACTAATGGAACTAGTGGTTCTTCAGGAACAAATGGAACTAGTGGTTCTTCAGGAACAAATGGGACAAGTGGAACTAATGGAACATCTGGCACAAATGGAACTAGTGGTTCTTCAGGAACAAATGGGACATCAGGATCTAGCGGAACAAGTGGTTCTTCAGGAACTGACGGAACAAGTGGAACTGGGTTTTCTGCGGTAACAAATCCTGCCCTTACAAGAATATTAACTTCTGACAGCACTCCAAATGGAGCAATTGCCCAATCAGGTTTAACGTTTAGTTCAAATACTTTATCATTAAACATTGGAAATATTTCGGGAGTAACCCTAATTGATTTTTATACAGGGTCAACAAATCCATCTTCGGTTGGTGGAAGACTTTTCTTTGATAACTCAACAAATGCTTTATCTTATTATGATGTTTTAGGAAGTAATGTTCCAATTGCTATGGGACAACAATTATACACAAGAGTTTATAACAATACTGGAGTTCAAATCGACAAAGGTAAACTTGTGATGATTACAGGAACAACTAATGGTTTGCCAAGTATTGCATTAGCGACTAATAACGATATTATTGGTTCTCCAAGACCAGTTGGTTTGGCAGCAGAAAACATTTTAAATAATGGTCAAGGATTAGTGTTAAACAACGGTATATTAAGTGGATTAACAATAAACACTTTTAATAATGGTGATACCTTATATCAATCACCAACATCACCAGGTGATTATACAAACTCAACCGCATCATTTCCATTTTCAGCGAGAACAAATGAAATTGGTTATGTTCTTGAAACAGGAACAACATCCGGTAAAATATACGTTAATATAAATAATGAAGATACAAATCTTTCATTAACAGACATTGAAAGAAATATTTTAGAGGGAAATGTTATTTCGACAGGTGTATATGAATTTACAGGTATCACGGTAGCATCACCAACAACAATTAATATTGCCCAAGCAAAAGGATGGATAGTTAAAAACACATACTCATTTGCAACACTACCTGATGTAATTAATATATTTTATACGGGACAAACAGGTGTTACCGTGACAAATATTTCAGGTTATGATGCGACATATATTTTATTAAACAGCGGTGGAACAATAGACCAACAAGGAACTTTCCCAACACCTCAAGAAAGAAGAGAAAAAATATTTTTGGGTAAAGTCGTCCACCCAAATAGGACATCAATTTTAAATGTAAACAATACAGTAGACTATGATGTATCACCTATATCGTCTCTTCGCGATTTGTGGACACCGATAAGATTAATTAATCAGGGTATTACACCATCCCCAAATGGTAGTAATCTATCATTTAACACAAGTGCTGGATTTTTATGGGGTAATGGTATTAATTGGGCGTCTAACCAATTAGACCCAAATCAAGTATCAATATCGGCAAAAACCCCGGCATCTTTCTTTTATAGAACCCAAACAGGTGGAACAAGTGGGTCTGTTACGGTTATTGACCCAACCAAATATGATAATGGTGGGGTAATAACTTCTGTGGGCACTGCAGGTAGTAATGATGCAACTAATCAAAGAATATTTTTATACCCTACAGGTGTTTTAAATGTGTTATATGGGCAAACGGTTTATGCGACATTAGCTGAGGCCATTTCAAACATAAACTCAGAAACTTTTGTAACATACCCTAATGCCGCAACCACAGGAATATTAATTGGGATTTTGTCGGTAAGAAATGATATTGTGGCTGATGGACAATACTTAACAAATCCAAGTTATGCTAAATTCACTGCAGTATCAAAATTTGGTGAAAGTTTTGGCGAAACAGGAGGGATTTCAACAACAACTTTACAACAAGCTTACGACAATTCGACAAACCCTGAAATATTAACCAACTCTACTTTAGGTGCGGTTTCATTTAAACAAGGTAGTGGTTCTAATGC